GACATGAAGTAGAAGAGTTTGAGACTATCTATTTTAATGATGAAGTTTTAACTTTAAGTGGAAATAATGTTATAGCACCAGCTAAGTATGCTGGTAAAGTTAAGATAGTTAAGAAACTAGGTACAACTACACAGTCTGCTGTTACCTCTTCCGATTTAGGTGGCGTTTCTCCCCCTTCACAATGGACAACAGACTGTAAACTATTATCTACAGCTTATCTTTATGTTATGTTAGAGTTTGATGCTGATGCATTTCCTAATGGACCCCCTGAAGTTACAGCGGTAATTAAAGGTAAGAAAGTATACGACCCTCGTACAAGTTCTACAACTTGGTCTGACAATCCTGCTCTGTGCTTAAGAGATTACATTACGTCAGGTAAAGAGGGTACGAATACAACTATCTATAACTATGGTATCAGTGAGGATATTGAGAGTGTAGATGATGATCTTGTTACTATAGCAGCTAATGTCTGTGACCATCTAAACTATCCTGTTCTGTCAGGTGGTACTAGGTTCTCTCTTAATGGTGCATTCACTACTAATACTACACCTTACGATGCTATACAGAACCTATCTACAGCTATGGGCGGTCTTCTGTGGTATGCTCAGGGTAAGTGGAGAATGAAGCCAGCTTACTACACAGACCCAGTGTTAGATCTTAATGAGGATGACTTAAGATCAGGCATATCAGTTGGTACTCGACACTCAAGAAGAGATAACTTCAATGTGGTCAAAGGTACATTCAGAGGCCCAGAGAGTGACTATCAACCATCTGACTTCCCTCAAGTGCCTATTCTTAACTCATCTACTTATAATGCCTTTCTAGCTGCTGATGGTGGTCAAGAGAGTGTAGTTGACTTACAGTTACCTTTCACAGATAACACAACAGAAGCTAGACGCATAGGCCTCATAACCTTAGAACGTAATAGGCAACAACTTAGTGTACAGGCTTCTTTTGGTCTTAGAGCTTTTCAAGTCCAAGTGGGTGACATTATACGCCTAAGTAATACTAGATTTGGCTGGACTAATAAAGAGTTTGAAGTTGTCTCTTGGGACTTTGGTGTACAACCTGAGTATGATATTCTAGTTAATATGTCTCTCAGAGAGATTAGTGAATCTGTCTTTGATGAAGTCTCTGATGGTGCAGTATACGAGAGTGACAATACAACTTTACCATCACCTTTTGATGTACCACCTGTAGCTGTAGCCCTCACTCAAGAATATAGAATTATCAATGAGCATGTAACTAACGTCCTTGTAGTTAATGTATCAGCTACAGCTTTTGAACGTGTAGATTACGTCGAGGTAGAGTTTAAGAAGTCTACAGACTCAACTTACAGTGTCTTAGGCACAGGTGACTTAGGTAGATTTGAAATCTTAGACATTGAGACACCTCTAGCTGGTGCAGCAGGTACTATAGTCTATGATGTCAGAGCTAGGGCTATCAATGCCTTTGGTATTAAGGGTACATTCACTGATGCACAGAAGACTGTAGAAGCTGATACTACTGGCCCATCTGCTCCAGCTACCTTTGAAAAGCAGTTATCTGGTGGTACTCTATTCTTTAGTTGGACTGCCTCTACTGACTTTGATCTGTCGTATTATAAACTGTGGCATAGCTCATCAACTACAGCATCATTCACTGATGGTTCAGCCCAAGTCATAATTAATAAGGTAGCTAGACCAGCGACATCAGTGGCCTATCCAGCCATCTCAGGAACATTTTTTATTGAACCTTATGACAAGTCAGGTAATGAAGGAACTGTAACCTCTGTTGTTGTTTTACCATCTGAACTACCTACACTAGGTACATCACAAACTGACACTGAGAACCCAGATTTCTTGGGTACTAAAACAAATGTTGCAAAGGTGACAGGGCCAGATCCAGATGAGTTAAGACTATCTAGCTTTGCTACTGCACCCTCTACAGGTACATATGAGTTCACAGGGTACTTAGACACAGGCTCAACTAGAACTGTAAGGGTATCAACTAACTTATCATCTACTAGGCATCATGCTAATGCTTCTGGGGGATTAGTAAACTGGGATGACATTCCTAACAACTGGGATACTTGGCCTAATAGTTGGGATGATTGGTCAGATGAGGATCAACCCTATGGTGACTTCAGTACAACGATTTATGTAGCTGCAACTAATGATGACCCTGCTGGTTCTCCTACATGGGGATCTTGGATCATAGCTGCTGGTGAAGTAACAGGCAGAGCATTTAAATTCAAAGCTGAACTCGACAGTACCAACAATAACGTATCACCAAGCATAAGCGTCTTGGAAGGGATAGTGGAATACTAATATGGCACAACACGACTACAACATAGCTAACCAAACAGCAGCTAATGCTAGAACCGACATTAATAACGTCCTATCAGCTATAGCTACAAACAACTCAGGGACTGCTGCACCTAGCACTACCTTTGCTAATCAATGGTGGTATGATACCGATGCTTTTATCTTATACATAAGAGCAAATGGTAATGATGCTTGGATACCTGTAGCTTACCTGGATCAAACAAATGATAAGTTTCGTATCCTAGATGACACACAAGTAGTGAACACCTCTGGCACTCAAACTGGTCTACTAGGGGATCAAGCTACAGCTACATGGGAAACGGGAACTGGCACTATTGAAAGCCTTGTGTCACCAGCAAAGTTAAAGGCGGCTGCTGATAGTGCTACTGAAAGTAAGCTAAATATCTCAGGCACTGCCCCTATTTATGGTGTTCGTGCTTGGGTCAATTTTGATGGCACAGGCTCAACTTCTGCAAATCAAACTTTAAGAGCAAACGGTAATATTGCATCAGTGTATAAAAACACCACAGGCAATTACACAGTCACTTTTTCCACAGCTATGCCAGATGAATATTATGCGGTGCTATACGGTGCTGGTCTTTCGACTGGCGTAAGTTCTGATAACGGTACAACGATAGACGTTTATGATCAAGTTGCAGGTAGTTTTAAGGCAAACATCACCGATCCAACAGGTAACAATAGGGTAAATCCCCCTAGATGTTATATGACGATAGTAAGGTAAGGGAAACATATGGCCGATCAAAAGATCTCAGAATTAACAGCCCTTACTGGGGCTAACGTAGCTGACGATGATGCAATAGCTATTGTAGATACATCAGCAACTGAAACTAAGAAGATAGTCTTTAGTGAACTAAAGAATGCCTTAGATACAGCTACTGGCTTTGTCAGGATCACTGGCGATACCATGACGGGTGCTTTGGATGTACAATCGACTATCACCAGCGATGGGCTGACTGTAGCTGGCAACGTGTCAGTTGATAGCGGCACGATCAAGCTGGATGGGAATTATCCTGTTGGTACAAACAACGTGGCGTTGGGTGATACTGCGTTAGATAGTTTAACCGATGGCGTTCAAAATACTGCGGTTGGTTCAATTGCTCTTACAACTAATACTGGTGGAGACTACAACACAGGCGTGGGCTATGCATCATTAAACGCCAACTCTACGGGAGACTATAATACTGCCCTTGGCTATTACAGTGCGGTTAGCAATACCACTGGAATACAAAATGTTGCTGTTGGTGCTGATTCTTTGCGAGGTAATACAACGGGCAATTATAATGTAGCCCTTGGTCGTGATGCGATGCGTAGTAACACCACCGCCGACTACAACACTGTCGTGGGCCGAACGGCTGCGTATACTAACACAACTGGTGAGAAGAATGCAGCCTTTGGTGGCCTTGCTCTTCAGTACAATACTACGGGCAGTTACAACGTAGCTTTGGGCATGGAGTCACTAAACAGAAACACCACCGCAAGTTACAACACAGCTGTTGGGTATCAGGCTTCATACTCTAATACTACTGGACTGTACAATAACAACTTTGGGGCAACGTCAGGTTATAGCACCACAACAGGTACTCAAAACCAAGCTATGGGTAATAGTGCGCTTTACTATAATAGCACAGGGTCATACAATGTTGCTTTGGGCGGTGCGGCATTATTCAACAACACCACCGCAAGCAATAACACTGCCGTTGGGTATCAGGCGGGGTATAGCAATACGACTGGCAATAATAGTGTATATGTTGGGTATCAGGCAGGAGATAGCAACACTACTGGTAGTGACGCAACAGCAGTTGGACGATCCGCACTCCAAGCAAATACCACAGGAAATAGCAACCAAGCGTTTGGTTATGCCTCTTTATATAGTAATACGACAGGTGCAAATAATACGGGCCTTGGTTTCTTTGCCCTCTACTCCAACACCACCGCAATTTACAACACAGCGGTTGGGTATC